CCACTGTATTGTGGGTTGTTGGCCAATCCGTCTGCCAAATCCTTGTAATGAGGCAAGGACAAGAAGATGTTCTTACGGAACATGGACAAGCCGTTATCCGCCATTAGCACTTCTGCTGCACTCAAGTCTGATTGGGTAGCGGTAGAGCCCGCTAGTGGCTGAACCATCTGAGCACGGGTAATTGCCTTGTCATAGCAATAGGTGTCGATAGCATTGCGGATTTCACGCGCAAAACCTCGAACAGCCATGGTACGCAAGCGAGGGTCTCGCATCTCTTTGGTACTGACTCGGGATTTAATGTTGAACGCTTTATTGCGACGAATTGGAATTAGGCGGTCAACCAAGTCCTGTACGTCTGAATTGTCCGATTGTGATTGAAAGCCATCAACAGCTTCAAAACGGAATTCCTCAGGTACATACTCAATATCACCTTGACGCTGACCTTCAACATCACCGAAGTCGAATACTGGTAACTGTTTAGTCCATGAGCCCATGATATCGGTTTCTTGAACTACCTCATCCACAAGAGTGTGGACGTCCTTAATTAATTGATTAGCCATTTAACTCTGCCTTTAATTGTTTGCGAGCTTCACTCAGTGCTTTGTAGTCCGCTGCGCTTCCGGTTTCTGCCCATTTAGCTTTGAGCTTTTCCACCTTTTGCGCGGTTGCATGTACAGCGCCCGAGCTTGTTAGCTCTGGTTCTGGTTTTGTGTCGATTTTTTGAGGCTGACGGATTTTCACCTTTTCAGCGGCCTCTTTCATAATGCGCGCTATTGCAGCATCATTAGGGGCAGTTTTGAGCTTTTCCTTCATAGCAGGGATTCGATCTAGCGCATAAATCGCCTTAGCGTAATCAATACCATGTAGGTGAGTTAGAGCAATCAAACCATTCTTAACACTGGCAGTATTTAACCCCATACCAGCAATCTCTTGATCAAAGCGTTTTTCCGCATCATCAAAATCGGGTAGGTGCTTTCGCATTTCCTCCCGCGTTTTGTATGCGTGAAATTCTTGCTCTTCATCAAGCACCATGCCGTTGGTTTGTGCCTGCTGTGCCTGCGGCTTGTTTTGTGGGTTTAATTCCGCTGCCTTTTTCTGATAGTTCTCCACCGCTTCTGCATAATCAACGGCGTCAACAAAATCAGACGGCAACGGCTTTTTACCCAGAGCGGCCTCAATAGCTAATTTCTCAGCTCTTGCTAGTCGCTCCTCAAGCTCTGCGCGCTTATTGCGCTCTTCCTCTAATTCAGCGTTTTTGCGCTTGCGCTTTTCACGCTCTTGTCTGAAAGCCGCTTTTAGTTGGCCTTCATCCATCCCATTAGGCTGTTCACTGTCGCCTTCATCCTCAATATAAACCTCAGATTGCTCGATGGTCTCGGGTTGTGGCTCACCCTCGATTACCTCTACATCAGCCGCCACAGCTTCAGTAGGTTTGGCATCCTCAATAAATACCTCAGACATATTTCCAGAATCCATGTGTTTTCCTCGTTTTCATGGCTAACGAATAACTACAGGTTATTAGCCCTGTAGAAGCTATGCGTGCATTTTATCACCAAAGATTATAAGTCCGCAAATTTTGGTAGTTTTTGCAAGTATTTATTGCGCTTTTGGTAGTTTTGGCCAATTACAAGAACGATCAACACCAAGATAATAGGCGGGCCTAAATCAACAAAGAAGGAAAAAAAATGGCTTCTAAAATCAAACGCGCTCTTTCCATGTTTGCCGCTCTTTTCATTGCATTCTGTTTTTATGTCTATTTCATAATGTCAGACGTAAACGGCTTCACTACTTTTGCATTCCTACTCTGGACGCTCATAACCGTATTGGTGTACAAAAGCCTTTGCTATGCGGTTGATATTTTTACATTTGCGCTTCGCGGTACCAGTACCGATAAAGCAGAATAAAAAAAGGGGGTATTAAACCCCCGTTCTCTCAGCTATCTTAATCACGTTATCAAGTTGCTGGCTGTCAATATCCTGTAATGTTTTGGATATATCAGCCTCATACCTAGCAGCCTGTGCCATAGCTTGAATGCGTTTGGTCTGGGCGTTCTCCGCATCTATCGCAATTTTTGCCCTATTATTCTGAGCATCAAGAATATCAGCCTGCGCCTTTTGCATTTCAGCCTGAGCTGCAAGCATCATCGGATTGTTCATTTGCGCCTGCTGTGCCGCCATTTGCATCTGCTGCATAATGCGCTGCGCATATTGACGTTCCTCATCAGTTTTGATGTCAGGGTCTACACCCTCCTGAATCATGATCTTGATCTCATTAAATCTCGCCATCTTGCGAATAACAGCCATGCCCTCACCAGTGGTGGCCTGTACTGCTGACATAAGCACTGCCTGCCCCATTGGGGTTGATGTGTCGGCGTATTGTAGAAGCTCTCTAGCTGCGGCTAATTCCGCCTCTTTGGTTGATTTATGAGACTCCCCGATCTTTATACTGACATCATAAAGACCACGGGCAGCATTCTTATATGGCCCAAAACCCTCATTAGTTAGGGCGTATTCCATTGTTTTTATCTGAGAATATGAGCCATCTGGGCCTTGGATGCGGATTTCTTTTGATCCAGAGAAGTACAGCCTTTGCGCGGCAGGAATCCATACTTTACATGCCGCTTTGATGGCCTGCATTGCATTCTGAAACAACGGTTGGAATGCATCATCTTGGCGGTCATTCATTTGACGAATGGCATCCGCCGCCGTATTGCTTGGCAGTGTGCTTTGTCCTACGCCGCCTTGCTCATCAATATTTCCATTAATGAATTGCAAAGCCGCCGCCATGCCTGAGCCAATCTGCGGGGGTGTGCTTCTACCTACCGGCCCAAAATGAATAGGGTTGCCGTTAGCATCCAGTATCGGGTCAGTTAGCAAGTACGGAGGATTGTCCAGCCCCTTGCGCTGGTGCATTTGTTTGAATCTATTGACCTGCTCTGGCGTGTATTCTGGTATTTCCACCTGAGGCTGGGCCAGTACTTCCATTAGCGCGCCAAATCCCATATTCAGGAAGCGCTGGTTATCGCGTTGCCGGCATACCTCACCGCAGTAGTATTCTGTTCCATTGATTACAGTGTGATAGCCGTATTGTGGGATAACAGGAATGGACTTGAACGGTGTGCGCTGAGGCTTGATCAAATACTTATCGCCGCTCATTAGCGCATATTCAACATATCGAACCTTGCGTCTGGTTATCTCGTATTCGTTCATCTCTTTTAGCATGGCAAGATCATCACGGGTCAGCTTATTGCCCATGGAGTCTTTAATTCCATCCCCACTTGTAACCACCAAACCGCCGCCGAAGTCATGCTCGATAATGGTTTTCTCTATTACCTCGTAATAGTGCGCAACATATACATCCTTGTTGCTATCGGTACACCATTGGAAAAAATCAAGGGATTCTGGGAAGGATGACAGGTCTACGCCGTATGTTTCCTCAGTGTCCTTTCGATTAACGCGGACTAAATGCCAAGCCTGTTTTGCGTCCTGCTTGTCTTTTCGAATAGCGCCAGCACTAAATACCACCGAACTGGGAGCAGAATAGATGGGCTCAATACACAAATACTGATTCTCAGGCTTTGGATTCTCATCATCTTCATACTTTGCAACAACCTTGAAAGCACCAAAACCGCCAAAGAATGCCTCATCCGCTGCATTATTCAGAGCCTCTAAACCGTCCGACATATTGAAGTCATTGCGCCACCTGCCTTGGAGAATATCCGCATCCTCATCAGTTGCTTCATTCGATGCGCTGGCAATCTTGGCATTCATCTCAAGGCGCTGGTACTGACCAAGAAGCCTGTTGACCATCTTGAATATTTTATTATTTTCTGGCTTTGGCTTGTTCTTGAACTGCTCCGCATCCGAACCTTTCCATTGAGCCCCCGCGATCTTTGCAAACTCAATATCTTCAAGACATGCTTTGTTGTTGTCGTAATTTCCCGCAATAGCATCATTAAAGTCTACGAGAATATCTTCAATATTTTTCATTTATTCACCAATAGTTAGAGGTCGATACCATTAGATGGCTAACGTCATCGAGTTGTTTTCGCTTGATGTGTATTCTCTCTGACATCATAACGCAGTCTGCAAGGTTAGGACTTGGCAGCTTGAACTTACTTCGCATTGTATCTTTTGTGTACAACTCAAACAAGCCGGAACCATTAGGCTTGATTGGTATCCGGCATAGCTCTGATCTTAATTTGCCAATGTGCTTTATGTCAGAGCTAAATGATATTAGGCGTTCTGGGTCTACCATTTTCCCTTCTGTCACAGCTTTAAACGTCCAATAAATCCTATCTCTCAGTGAGCCATAGCACTGTGCGCGCAAATTCCTGAATGTATCTTTGTTGGTTCTTTGCTTTTGCACATTCTCACCTATGGCTGGCTCATATATAGCGTCAGGCATGTCGGGGGATGATGCGCCATTGAATTGGTATACATTGATGTTCTTACCTTGCAGTGAATCATTAGCCTGGCGTTTAAGACCTGCACCCATTCCGCCAACATCATACTCAAACAAGTCAGCATTACTCTCTATTGCGTATCCTGACGCCCAATCCATCCCCTCATTGACGTCTAAATCCTCTCGTTCTTCCACTTGCTGGATGACATTACCAGAGCGCATACACACCGCCTTAGGGTCAGGGCCTTGATCTGATGGGTCGTGAGTAACCCTCCTAACCCCTAGCGCGCCAAATCCTAGCTTTTCGTGCGCATCTATACATGCATCGAACCATTCTGCCATTATTAGACCATTCGGTACTGAGTCATTAAACGCACCAAGCCAGATGTGATCATATAAAGCCCTAGGCAGGTTCTCATAATCCCATAGCCGCTCTTGGTCTAGCGAATCTGGAAACCATGGGTTATCAAGATAATTTAGCTTAATGATTAGATGTAATTCATCCTCATAGATTCCATCACGATCTATTTGCTCAAGGAATGGTTTTATAAA